CTTAGCAGCGAGGCACAGGTTAGGTGCCAGTACGCGATCATTGCTGGTGTGTTGCCCGAGGAAGTTCGGGGACCGTTCCGCGATGTGCGCACTGACCATCTTTCGCTGGATGAGCCGGCGACTGTTGGGGTCGATAAGGTGGCAGCCGGGGTCTGCGAGCTCCAGTCCAGGGTGTTGGAGGCGGTCGGGGTTGCACCCCCGGCCTTTTCCCTTCACTAGGGCAGGCATCCACGCAGTTGTGTTTCGTGCGGTGATTTGCCCCCAAAGGGCAAGTATCGGTGGCGGCACCGCATGTGCACAAAGTGCAGGATAGCCTTGGAGCGGCGCGGATACCACACTTGGTCGGGTGCGCAGGTGCAGGAAGGCCTTATGGTACCAACCTGTTATCCCGGTCAGGTCTGGCTAGAAGGCCGGACAAAGTCAGTTCCGCAGTCGAAGTGGAAAGATGTCAGCCTCCCGAAAGGGGCTGTTACCTTTACCCCTGGTGAGTGCGGTAGGGACTTGAGTTCGGTGTCGGCTCCAAGTAGACGGGGTCGTCGTGGCCTTGAAAAGGCCGACCTGGATCGAATGCCGAGGGAACCGTTGAAGCGCAAGTGGTGCGCTGTCCTTGCAGGTATTGCTTGTTCTGGTGCCAACCCCATGGTTAGCGCAGACAGTGATTACAACAAGGTCAAAGCGTTGTGCACTCGGCTATTTCGTACATTGCCCAGGTTACCAAGTAATACTTGGGGCGATGGTCCGCGTGAAGGTGCTTGGGAGCATGCTTGGTCTTTGATAGACGAGATTCTCCCGACCTTGGAGTCTAAGCCCATGCCAGTGAACGATTGGATAGCCAGTATGCCCTCACGTCGACGCAAAGCGTTGACTGGGGCTGCTGAGCGCCTTTTGAGTGCTGGATGGATGAAGCGGTGTGGCAAATTCAAGTCCTTCATTAAGAAGGAGTTGCTCCCCGACTTTGAGCAGGAACCAGCTTACCAGGATGTGAGACGACTGCGAGAGATGGTTGACCGTTTGATCAACGGGCCATCTGACGAGTCTCATGTCATTGCAGGTGTCCACTTGAAGCCAATGGTGGAGGACTTGAAGAAACGGTGGGGACTAAACGACCTGGTGTTCTATGGGAGTGTGGAACCCGGGAAGTTGAATCAGTTTTTGAATGAGAGACTGATGTCCTACGGCTGCTGGGCGCTTGGTGATTTCACTATGTTCGACGGTACGTATTCCGACGATGCATGGTGGTTTATGCACCAGTTGTACAGGCGGGCCGGGATCGTTGATCCACTGTTTTGGCGGGTGATGGATGCTTGGCAGCGTCCTAAAGGGCGGCTTGGGC